GGTCTTACAGCAGTACAGACAAGTGCAGAATCATTTGCTGATAATGATACAAGTGTTATGACTTCAGCAGCAGCCAATGATAGATTTAGAATCGACATTTACGATTCTACAGGAACCCTGTTAAACTAAGTTATAGGAGTTAATCATGGCGGTTATTATAAAACCGAAAAGAAGTGAAACTGCTTCATCTACCCCAACAACAAGTGATCTTGCTGTTGGGGAGATTGCTGTAAACACAGCGGATAAAGTAGTCTATACCAAAACATCGGCCGGCAATATTCTTCAAATTGCAAACTATGCACTGTCGGACCCCTCCTTAATATTTCCAACAGGAGATTTAGGAGACCTAGATGCTTCTCAGGTTGATGCTTTTGGACAAACATTGGGAACTTCTTTTGATAGTTTGGACACACCGAATGGTAGTTTATCTACACAGGATTTAGGAGCACTATCTTAATGGCAGCCCTTAGCACAAGACAAGAACTAATCGACTACTGTTTGCGCAGGTTGGGTTTTCCTGTAATTGAAATTAATATAGATGAAGATCAAATATCTGACCGAATTGATGATGCTTTGCAGTTTTGGTACGAGTATCACTTTGATGGCCGACAAAAAATCTTTATCTCACATCAGATAACAGGCGACCAAGTTTATCTTGCATCAAACATTCTTGCTCCTAACTTTTCTGTAGGTGACAAACTTACAGGCGGAACTTCAGGTGCAACTACAGTAATCAAAGAAACACACAGCTCTAACTACTTTGTCACAGAAGATACTAAAGGTACGTTTGTTGCGGGCGAAACTGTAACAGGTTCTAAGTCAGGTTACTCGGCAGCACTACACGGTACAACATTTTATGTTGCTGGTGATATGGGCAACAAATATATTTCAGTAGGTGACGGCGTTCTTTCTATCACACGTATGTTCAACTTTGGCGGTGCCATGAGTACCAACCAAGGAGGTGTGGATAATCCATTTGACTTAATGTATCAGTTTAGAATGAATGATATGTACAACTTGTTAGGCGCTAACATGACATATTATTCTATTGTTCAACAACACCTAACAACACTTGAACAACTATTGGTAACTCAAAGGCAGATACGTTTTAATAGAAAAATGAATCGTGTTTATGTAGATGCTGACTGGGATAAGACATTTAACCCAGGAGATTACGTAACATTTGAAGCCTACAGTATTGTAGATCCTACAGAATTTTCCGAAGTGTATGACGATATGTTTCTGAAGAAGTACGCTACTGCTCTTATCAAAAGACAGTGGGGGGAGAACATGAAGAAGTTTGGAGGCATACAACTTCCAGGTGGTGTCACACTTAACGGAGATAAAATATTCGAGGAGGCGATAACTGAAATAGATCAGATAGAAAAAGATATGCAGTTAAAGTACGAACTTCCTCCAACATTTATGGTGGGATAACCGATGCCCACTAACTTTTACTTTCAAAACGGGAACACTAGCGGAACTACGGCCGAACAACGGCTGATAGAAGACCTGATTATTGAAAGCCTCAAAATATACGGACATGACGTATATTACTTACCTCGCACACTGGTAGACGAAGATAAAATCTTTGACGAAGATACACTGAGTAAATTCACTCAGGCCTATCCATTGGAAATGTATCTTGAAAATGTAGATGGCTACGAAGGCGAAGGAGATTTGTTTACACGTTTTGGTATAGAAATACGTGACCAAGCAACATTTGTATTAGCAAAACGTAGATGGGAAGAAATGGTATTCACTTCCGGCGGCACCTTTACACAAGACACTCGTCCGTCAGAAGGTGACTTACTTTACTTTGAAAAAACAAAATCTCTCTTTGAAATCAAACAAGTACAGTTTCAAGATCCATTTTATCAGGCCGGAAAACTTTACGTGTTTAAACTTGTTTGTGACTTGTTTGAATACAGCAGTGAAGTTATTGATACAGGTGTTGAGTCGCTTGATGATATTTACGAGACTGAAACACTGGATATGTTGGTTCATCAGTTTCAACTCGAAACTGACGATCTTTTCTTACTTGAGGACAGCGGTTCACTGATACTAGAAACATATTCTGCTGATACTGATACAGGTAGAACCGATGGCACTGACTTCCAGAACTTTGATGATGCTGAAGGTATATTAGATTTCTCTGAAGTTAATCCGTTTGGAGAAATAGGCTAATGTTTAAAAATAAACAGTTTTATCATCAGCACATTAAGAAAGCCATTACAGCATTTGGTTTGATATTCAACAATATTAATATCAATAGAGTTGATAGTAGTAACGTAACACAACAGGTTCTGCGTGTTCCTTTGTCTTATTCTACAAAACAAAAATTCTTATCACGTATTGCACTTATTGCAGATGCAGAAGGCAGAGGTGATATAGCTATTTCTTTGCCACGCATGGGTTTTGAAATACAAGGGTTTGACTTTGATGCGGCACGTAAAGTATCTCCTATACAAAAAAATAAAGCGGTTATTAATGGAGCAGCAGTAACAAGTGTAAGTCGTTCATATGTATCTACTCCTTATAATATGTCATTGTCATTATACATTTTTGCTAAAAACCAAGAAGACGGCCTACAAATTGTAGAGCAAATCATGCCTTTCTTTAATCCTGACTTTAATATTACGGTTAACGAATTGCCTGAATTAGGCATCAAAAGAGATATTAATATAAGATTAGATAGTATAGACTATGATGATGACTATGAAGGCGAGTTTGCAAAAAGAGTTAGTATTATATGGACTCTTAATTTTACAATGAGATTGAATTTTTACGGTCATGTTGAAAATCAGGGTATTATCAGAGAAGCTATAGCAAACGCATACGCTACACCTAGTACACTTACTAGTAGCAATGACTATACTAAGGTTACAGCTTCTATAAGTACAACTACAGCAACCGCTATAGCAAGAATATCTAGTGGTGCAGTATCAAGTATTGATATGACATACAACGGAGCGGGATATCTCAATCCTCCTATTGTTACTATCACAGGTGGCGGTGGTTCTAGTGCAACAGCAGCAGCCATACTCAATACTGACGGCACAATAAATAGAATAAATGTAACTGCTGGAGGCAGTGGTTACACTACGGTACCTACTGTAACTATAGAAAATCCGCCTGATTATGTAGCATCACCTACACCGGCAGATCCTTTTAGATTTATAGCGGAGTTTGAAAATGTTTTTGAAGGTGAATAAATTTAATGAAATGGTGGAATCTTAGATTACGTTATATAACTATACAAAGAATTCGTATAGTATACAGTCATGGTTACAAACACGATATGTGGGTATATGATCTTGTTCAGGATAAAGACGGATCTTATAGCTGGGAGTGTTATGAGGAAGATAATAAAATTATTGATATAGATCCTAAAAACATTACATCTATATACGTAATTAAAAAGAAAAAAGTTTGGAATGTATATGAAAAAGCCGGGACTGTAGTAGAAACATTTAAGCCTAAACCTAAAACTACAGAGGCAAAATTAGATACAGAAAAGTTTGCTCCTTACAGAAAGTATTATGATAAGTTATCAATTAAGGATAACATACAAATTGTTTTAAAGGATACGCAAAAACCTTTTATTCCGAAGCCAGAGTATACGGATAAAGTTAAAGTCGTTGAAAGTATATACATTACAATGACTACGCCGGAACAAATGGTTAAATTACGACAAGAAATAATACAGTTAGAACGTAGAATAGCTAAACTAAAAGGAAAAGTATGAGTACATTTGACAGTTTAGACGACACATTTAAGGCTAAGCCTACTAAGGCTTTAGATGCCAACTTGAAACAGGTAAGAGAAAAGAATAACTTACCTGTGCCTCCTAACGATGCCGAAAAAGACTTGGAAGATGATTTCCAAGAAGCAAGGGAGATGCTAAAGAGAACTGCCCAATACAGTGAAGAGGCAGTAAAAGGTATATTACATATTGCTAAGAATAGTGACCATCCTAGAGCATATGAAGTAGCGGGACAGCTAATAAAAACAATGCAAGAAAACGCTAAGGATATGTTAGATGTGCAGGAGAAAAAGAGTAAGGTCGATGCCGAATCCAAAACCACAAAGCCTTCTAGTGGTGTAACTAATAACAATCTGTTTGTAGGAAGTACCAAAGACTTATTGAGAGCATTGAATAAAGATGTTATAGACCATGAGTAATGAACGCACTTCCTATCATGGGAACCCTAATCTAAAAAATATAGGGCACGAACATGAGTTTACACAAGAACAACTCAAAGAGTATATCAAGTGTAGCAAGGATCCCATTTACTTTATAGAAAACTATGTTCAGATTATTACACTGGACAGGGGTCTACAGCCTTTCAAACTTTACGAATGTCAAAAGAAAAAAGTAGATCTTATACTTAATAATCGTAAAGT